TTTTTTGTATGGCAATAAGAACATTTAAGAATTATTGGCGACCGAGCCATTATCATCGCTTTGATGAAGACCATTTTAACAGTATATTTAGAAAAAAATCTAAAAAAACTAATGATAACCAGTGCGAACAATTGAAGAAGACATCATATCCTGGTCAAAAGACTTCTTAGAACTGCCAAACAAAGAGTTAGGAAACAAACCTGTATGTCCTTATGCTAAACAGGCAAGGATATCTGGGCAAGTTAATATAGTTGTAGAAGAATCTGGAGAAAAATTACTACAAACAGTTGTTAACCAATGTAATAACTTTAAACAATCTGGTAAAAAGATTTGTATTGTAGCATGCCCAGACTTTAAAATAACAGCAGACGAGCTAAATAGCTATGTTCATGCACTAAATCATGTATTTGTGCCACAGGATACATACCTGATGGCATCCCACCCAGGCGATGATATAGAACCTGTAGAGTTTCTACAGAATACAGACTGGGAATCAGATAACGAGTTTCTTATGGTGCTTATTCAGCCATTCGAAGAGTTAGAAAAAGCAAGTTCTAACTTAAATAAAATAGGATTCTATAAGGCTTGGCCTACAGACTACTACGAATCCACAGTAACTAAACGCAAAACTTATAGGAGATTATTATGCGAGGAATGAAACCAAATAAAGCAATGAATAAAAAGAATAAAAAAACTAAAAAGAAAAATAAAAAAAATAAATAACTAGGAGAACCCCATGGCTAAAAAGAAAGCAACTAAAAAAGCTGCAAAGAAAACTGTAAAGAAAGTCGTAAAGAAAAAAGTTAAAAAAATAGCTAAAAAGGCTACAAAAAAAGCTGTTAAAAAAGTAGCAACTACCGTTGCAAGTAGAGCAGCACTAGGAGCTATTCCAATAGCAGGACCTGCATTAGTTGCTTTAACTACAATAGGTACTCAAATGAAAAAAGGATCACCACTATCTAAATTTTTAAATAAAGATAGAAGTAAGTTTATAGGATCTAACTTTAAGAAAAAAGAAACTCCTAAAGCATTACCTAAAGCAATGTCTCCTGGACCTAAGAAAAAAAGTAAACTATCAAAAGTTAGTGGCAAGCAAAAAATGGAAAATGAAAAGCGAGCTAACATAAGAGAAAATCAACGAGGCAAAGTTGGTCCTAAAAGAAATGTTGTTAAAACATCATCTGGTGTTCTTAAAGATAAGTCTGGCAAGGCTGTAACATTTGGCAAAAAGAAAACAGGACCAAAAAAAGTAGGATCTTTATTTAGAAGTAATAGATAATATACATATGAAATTTTCTGAATTAGCAGAATTACTCAATAAAAAATCTAAGGAGCAAGCCCATGCAACTAGATCAAGAACTACTCAAAGAGCAAAAAGAGCAAAAAAAGAAAATAGACCTAATGTGTAAACATTGTGAGCATAGTTGTCACTGCAGTAATGGAGGACAATGTTCTGTATGCAAATGTTCAAACTGCGAGCATAACGCATTAGATGATTTTTATAATAGGTTAGATAATGGCGAAGAAAAAAGCAAGTAAGAAAAAAGGAGCTGTACCTACTAATCCATCACTCTATGCAAGAGTGAAGGCAGAGGCAAAGCGTAAGTTTAAAGTATACCCATCTGCTTATGCTAATGGCTGGTTAGTCAGAACGTATAAAAAAAGAGGTGGCGGATATAAGAGTTCCTAATGGCTAAACCACAAGGAGGATTAACAGCCTGGTTTGGTAAAGGACCTAAAGGAGATTGGGTTGATATCAGTGCTCCAAAGAAAAAAGGAAAGTTTCAGGCTTGTGGACGTAAGTCAGCAAAAGGTGGAAGTAAAAGAGGCTATCCTAAATGTGTGCCAAGATCTAAAGCAAAATCTATGTCAGCATCTCAGATTAAAAGTGCTGTATCTAGAAAAAGGTCTAAAGCACAAGGTGTAGGAGGTAAACCTACAAATGTTAGAACGATATTAAAAAAGAAATCAAATGTCAAAAGATCCAAAAAAAGGAACAGGTAAAAAGCCAAAAGGATCTGGTAGACGATTGTATACGGATGAAAATCCAAAAGATACAGTTAGTATAAAATTTGCTACTCCAGCTGATGCAAGGGCAACAGTAGCTAAAGTAAAAAAAGTAAATAAACCATACGCCCGTAAAATACAAATCTTAACAGTAATGGAGCAGCGTGCAAAAGTTATGGGCAAGACTAAAGTAGTTAGTATTGCGAATAAAGCTAAACAATCATTAAAAAGGAAACATGATGCCAGGAATAAACGGAAAAAATAAAAACGGTAAAAGAAGACTAACAGACGGGCAAATGAAAATTGCTCGTGTAGCAGAGCCTAAAAATAGAATTACGTCTGCGGATTTTACAGCGTTAAGAAAAAATAAAAATAGAATGGTTACATAATAGAAAGATATTACAATGAAAGGCGTAAAACATTACACAAAAGATGGTAAAGAATGGAAAGGTGCTACGCACAAAATGCCTAATGGTAAATTACATACAGGCAAAACTCATAGTAAAAATAGTAAACCTTTAGTACATTTTAAAGATCTTAAAAAGAAAAAAAAGAAAAAGGCCTAATGTATGGCTAAGACTCCAGCATGGCAAAGAAAAGAAGGAAAGAATCCAAAAGGCGGATTAAATGCTAAGGGTCGAGCATCATATAATAAAGGTAAAACAAAAACAGGAAAGAAACGTAACCTTAAAGCACCAAGTAAAAAAGTAGGAAATAAAAGAAGAGCCTCTTTTTGTGCAAGGATGAAAGGCATGAAGAAAAAATTAACTTCTAAAAAAACTGCTAATGATCCTAATTCAAGAATTAATAAATCACTAAGAGCATGGAATTGCTAAAGGAGAACATTATGGAAAAAATAAATAAAATTATAGAGTGGTGTAAAAACTACCAAAGCTGGACTAAGAAAGATTACATCAAAGCTGGTGCAGTTGTTATTATTTTTTTAGCTGTAGTAATTAATATATTTGGCTAAAATGCTATTAGATAAAAAAGATAATAAAGAACTAACAGATAAGCAAAAAACATTTTTATCTGTTTTATTTTCAGATGCAGACGGAGATCCTAGAAAAGCTGCAGAGCTTGCAGGATACTCTCCTACATCTTACCCAAGAGTTGTACAAGGATTAAAAGATGAGATTATTGAAAAAGCGGAAAACGTTTTGGCAGCGCACTCCCCAAAAGCCGCCCTTGGTATCAGTCGTGCTCTTAGTGATGACGGTTCTATTCCTGGAGCTAATATCAGAATGGAAGCGGCAAAGCAAATCTTGGATAGAGTCGGTCTTGTTAAAAAAGAAAAAATAGATGTTAATGCAAAAATTGCCCACGGTATATTTGTATTGCCAGCTAAAGAAGCATGAGTCTAGGATTAAAGAAAAGAGTTTCACGAACTGTTCCTTTTGGTTATAAAATTAACGAAGAGGATGATAAATTATTAGAGCCAATTCAAGAGGAACTTGAAGCTATAGAACAGGCAAAACAATATATTAAAAGCTGTTCCTATCGAGAAGTTGCTGGTTGGATGCAAAGAAAAACAGGCAGATATATATCTGCTCCAGGTTTAATGAAAGTGTTAAAACGAAGTGAATGATGTTGAACCTCCTAAACCTAAAAAGAAAAAAGTAGCTAAAGCAAAAAAATCAGCTAAAGCTAGTATTAGTGATATAGCTAAACAAGTACAAAAAGCAAAAGATAATTATCACAATGCACAAAAGAAATTAAAGAATAAAAAAGAATCTTTAAAAAAAGCAGACAATATATTAGAAAATAAACAAAATATATTTGTTGAAGAAGAATTTGATGATGTTCCACCAAATGTTAAAGAAGCTGTAAAAGAACAAGAAATTATATTTGAGCCAAACAGTGGGCCACAAACACAGTTTTTAGCAGCATCAGAACGAGAAGTATTTTACGGTGGAGCAAGAGGCGGTGGTAAATCATATGCAATGCTTATTGATCCACTACGATATTGTGATAAACAAAAGCATAGAGGTTTATTACTAAGACGTTCAATGCCAGAGTTGAGAGATTTAATTAATCACTCACAACAATTATATCCTAAAGCATATCCTGGTGCTAAATGGAGAGAGCAAGAAAAAGAATGGAGATTTCCATCTGGTGCTAAAATAGAATTTGGATATGCAGAAAATACTACAGATGCTCTTAGATATCAAGGGCAGTCATACACTTGGATAGGAATAGATGAGTTACCACAATATCCTAATCCAGATATCTATAATTTTTTAAGGTCATCTCTTAGATCAGTAGATCCAGAGATACCAGTATTTATGAGAGCAACAGGTAACCCTGGCAACGTAGGATCTACTTGGGTAAAAGAAATGTTTGTAGACCCAGCAGTTCCTAATACGAGATTTGATATTGAAATACAAACACCAGTTGGTAATAAAAAAATAACAAGAAGATTTATACCAGCTAAGTTACAAGATAATCCATATCTGATGCAAACAGAGGATTATTATGTTATGCTAGCTTCTTTACCTGAAGTGCAAAGAAAACAATTTCTAGATGGAGATTGGGGTGCATATGAAGATGCAGCCTTTCCAGAGTTTAGTAAAGATGTTCATGTTGTAGAACCTTTTGACATTCCTAGAAACTGGCATAAGTTTAGAGCATGTGACTGGGGATATTCTTCACCTGCTTGTGTACTTTGGTTTGCTATAGACTTTGATAATAATTTATGGGTCTATAGAGAATTGTATACAAAAAAAGTTACAGCTGATGTATTTGCACAACAAGTTTTAAATCTAGAGCATAAAGAGTATATAAGATACGGAGTTTTAGATTCAAGCACTTGGGCACGAAGAGGTGATGTTGGTCCAAGTATTGCAGAAACAATGATTACTGCAGGATGTAGATGGAGACCATCTGATAGATCACCAAGAAGTCGTATCAACGGTAAACTGGAAATACATAAACGACTATCATTAAGAGAGACAAATGATGGAGAACAACCTTCTTTGTATGTTTTTAATAATTGTATTAATCTAATAAGAACACTACCTCTTTTACCATGCGATAAAAATAATCCAGAGGATGTTGATACGCACACAGAAGATCATGCATACGATGCATTACGTTACGGATGTATGTCTCGCCCCATCAATCCACAAGGATCTGGTTTTTCAGACTTTGGGCATAATAAACAATACAAACCAGCAGATAGGATGTTTGGATACTAATGGATATAGATGGAAAAAAATTAAGAGTTGGATTTCAAGATTTAACTATTGAGATAAAAGATGCAGATTTTAGAACAGATAATCTTACAGATTGTTATGGGCACTATTTGCAAAGAGAAAATAAAATACAAATAAATACTAATTTAGAACAGCACGACTTATTAAATACAGTAATTCATGAAGTATTACATGCGTGTTGTTATGTTGGTGGGCTTACAACTAAATCTAATCCATTATCAGATGAAGATAAAGAAGAAGTTGTTACAAACACATTAGCTAACCAAATACATATTGTCTTACGAGATAATCCATGGCTCTTAAAATTTATACAAGAGTCACTATCAAAAACTAAAAATAAGGAGAAATAACATGGACATCATGAAAAAATATAAGCAAGGTGATTTAGACGAAGTTCCTAGTGCAAAAGCTGGTAACGATCCTATGAACCTTCCTGCTGATGAAGTAGGTGGAGAAAATGTTGATGCACCAAAAGTGAAAACTAATATGGTGGACGGCAAAATTTTTTCACTAGCCGATGAAAGAGACTACTAATTTAGGAATATAAAATGGATACTACTGATGAAACTGTAGCTTTATCTGATGAAGCCACTACTGAAGAAGTGGCAGAAGAATATGGCGGACTTTCTGGCTATATAAAAGCAAAATTTACAAGAGCAGAAGATGCCCGTCTTTTTGATGAAAGCCGTTGGTTAAGAGCATATAGAAATTATAGAGGAATCTATGGTTCTGACATGACTTTTACAGAACGAGAAAAATCAAGAGTATTCGTTAAGATAACTAAAACAAAAGTATTGGCAGCTTTTGGCCAACTAATAGAAGTTCTATTTGCAAATGCAAAGTTTCCACTTGGTATAACACCAACTAAAATGCCTGATGGTATTTCAGAACGTGCATATATTGAAGAAGGAGAAGAAACACCAGAAGAGCCATTACCAAATCCATATGGATTTCCAGGTGATGGTAGAGAATTAGAACCAGGAGCAACGGCAGAAACTATACTTGGCGGATTGGCTAATCAATATGAAGGGCTAAATATAAAAGAAGGACCTTCTCCTGACCCAACTAAAAAAATACCATTATCACCAGCAAAAGAAGCTGCTGGAAATATGGAAAAATTAATCCATGATCAGTTGGAAGAAACCTCAGCTATAACTGTTTTAAGACATGCTTTATTTGAAATGGCATTGCTTGGAACAGGAATTATTAAAGGGCCTTTTAATCATGAAAAGACTCAACATAAATGGGAAAAATCTGAAGAAGGAATGGAGTATAGCCCTGAGTATAAGTTAGTACCAAAAATAGAAGCAGTAAGTTGCTGGGATTTTTATCCAGATCCAGATGCAACATCAGTAGAAGATTGTGAGTATACTATACAAAGGCACACTCTAAGCAGATCTCAATTAAGAGATTTAAAAAATAGACCTTTCTTTAGAGATTCTGCTATATCTGATTGTTTAAAAATGGGACCTAATTATCAAGCAAGAGGTTTTGAGACTGCACTACTTGATAGAGAAAATATAGATGATCTAGATAAAAATAGATTTGAAGTATTAGAATATTGGGGACTAATGGATAAGCATTTAGCTAAAGATGCTGGATTAGAATTTAGTGAAGATATTGATGCTATAGACGAACTAGAAGAAGTTCAAATAAATGCATGGATATGCAATGGTAAAATATTAAGATTAGTATTAAATCCATTTACACCTGAAAGACTACCATATCATGTTGCACCGTATGAAATAAATCCATATCAATTTTTTGGTGTAGGACTACCAGAAAATATGGAAGATGCACAAATGGTGATGAATGGTCATGCAAGAATGGCTATAGATAATTTAGCATTGGCAGGTAATTTAGTATTTGATATTGACGAAACACAATTAGTACCAGGACAAGATATGAGTATATATCCTGGTAAAATATTTAGAAGACAATCTGGAGTTACAGGAACTGCAATCAATGGATTAAAATTTCCTAATACATCATTTGAAAATTTACAGATGTTTGATAAATTTAGACAACTAGCAGATGAAGCAACAGGTATTCCTTCATATTCACATGGAGCAACTGGTGTACAATCTACAACAAGAACAGCAGCAGGTATGTCTATGCTTATGGGAGCAGCTGCACTTAATATAAAAACTGTTATAAAAAATATTGACGATTATTTGTTACGACCCCTTGGTGAATCTTTGTTCTCTTGGAATATGCAGTTTAATTCTGATATACCAGAAATACAAGGAGACCTTGATGTAAAAGCTATGGGAACATCTTCTTTAATGCAGAAAGAAGTTCGTTCACAAAGATTAATGACATTTATGCAAACAGCTAACAATCCAAATATTGCACCGTTTGTAAGATGGCATTCAGTACTAAGAGAGATCGCTAAATCACTAGATATAGATCCAGATGATTTAATTAACGATCCAGAAAAAGCAGCAATATTTGCAAGAATAATGGGGATGACAAATGGAAATAAAGAAAATGAAAGCCCTGACCAGCAACAAGCTGGTATGGGACCTAATGGAGGAGTACCTCCAGGAGCAAATCCAGCAGACGCAACAGGAGCTGGAGGTGGCAACATCGGAGTTGGAGCTGTACCGAGGCCAGGGGAAACTGATTTCTCTCAGGCGTCTACTATCCCTCAAGGAACAACTAAACAATAAAGATAATAAAAGTAAAGGATTTTTTAGATAATGGCTACCATAAAATCTAGTAAACCAGGAGAAATAGGAGGTAGTTCAGCCCTTACTGGAAGAACTCCATCTTATAGATTAGTATTAAAAGTTGATCCTAAAACAGGACAATATAAATACGAGTATGAAACAGATGATGCACCAAAAGTAGCTGATATAGTGCCACCTAAAACTGGTGATAATGTTTTTGGTAAAATTACAATTCCTAAAACAGACTTTAAAGAAAAAAAATTACCAGATGAAGATAGTTTTGAACAAACTAAAAAAGCACTAGCTGCTGGAGGTAGAGGGCCTGCTTCTGGAGAAAGTGGTATGCCAGTTGGTGGTGGAGCACAAGGCACAGGAAAAGGTTTAGGTTTTGGATTTAGCGGTGGAACAGGGACATACAGTAGAGGAACTCCTGGTTCAGACACGTTTACTCCAGGTCCAGGAATTGGTAAAGCATATGATGAATATGGTAGATTACGAGACATAGGTAAAATAAAAGATATAGGTCTTAATGTAGTTGATGCCACAGGAAAAGTTGTAAGTGCAGCTAAAGATTATGTAACTAGTGGAGGAATACTAGGTGCTGCTAAAGGTTTAATAGAAGGAATTACTAATAACAAACAAAAAACACCAACAACTGGTACTTCTTTTGATGATAAGGCTGTCAGTAGAGGAACTTTTGAACAGACTAAAGAGGCTTTAGGAGGAACTGCAGATCTAGGATCTACAGCAAGTGTTTTTAGTGATTTAGACCCAGCAAGAAAAAATATAGACGATCAGATAGCAGAATTAGAAGAACAAGCAAAAAGTTTTACAGCCCCAAGAACTTTTATTGCTAATAAAATTAAAGAGTTAGAAGAACAAAAATCAAAATTAGATCCAACAGGACAGTTTGGAACTATAGATAAAAGACCTGATGCTATAGGATTATCTGATAAAACAAAAGTAGCAGATAATACAGCGACTATATCTAATGCAAGACAAGGATTAGAAAATGCTATTAGGTCAAATAATGTAGGTGCTGCTGTAGATGCTGCAAAAACAGTTGCAGGTTTTAGCGGATTATCTAGAGATAAAGCACAGGCTGCCATGGATCAAGCAAGTGCAGATGCTTCAAGGTATGGGGCTAATGCTACAGGCACAGAAAAAAGAGGAGTTGAAAATATTGGACGTAACGATGATGGTAGTGCTCAACCAGGATCAATAGCAGAAGCAAGAGATAAAGTTGGAGAGCAAGAAGCAGAAAAAAGTAGATCAGTAGATAGAACTAATGCAGTTGGTAATAAAGCTAGAAGCAATGAAGTTGGAGATAAACATGGGAATGCTGTTACAGATAGCAAAGGAAATGCTGTAAATACTAAAAGTAAATCAAAAACTAAATCAAAAACTAAATCAAAAACTAAAAAAGGTAGAAAATCTTCTAAAGCAGCACAAGGCGGTAAAGGCGGTGACAATGAATGTTTCTTAGCAGGTACAATGATTAGTATGGCAGATGGAACTAA